TGAGTTCAAGTCTCATACGGATCGCTAAGTCTCCATCGTCTAGTGGTTAGGACAACACCCTTTCACGGTGTAAACGAGAGTTCAATTCTCTCTGGAGATACTCGAAATAACATCTGAACAATGTTATGGAGATCGTTATTACTGAAACTGAGTTCGTGGGCGCATCATACGAAGGTGTTCAGACCGAAGGAGATTGCTCTGCTACCCCACTAGGTAATAACAGCCAGCGGAGACTTTGTGGCTGGCATTTGCCTCCTTAACTCAGGGGTAGAGTACCCGCCTTGTAAGCGGGTTGTCGTAGGTTCAAATCCTACAGGAGGCTCGTGGCACACTTATCAATTAAAGAATTGTCTAAGCGCAATAACTTTCAGACCTTTGTCTATAGAATAGGCATTGGTCAAGGGTTTTATCTTGTTAATACAGATATACTTGTTAAGTTAAATAAATCTATTTTAGAAAATATTTTATCAGTTGACGATTTAAATAATTATAAAGTTGGTAGATCAATACAATTACCAACTGAAACTAATGATTTAGTTCCATTAAGTATGCTTTATAAAGACTCAGATTTTTCTACTAGAACACAAAATACAACAGCAAAACAAGATGAACAGATATTTAATATTGCATGTTTAATGGATAGTATTAAAAATGAAAGTGGCTTAGAATATGTGCCAATTAAAATTATAGATAATATATATAATGTAAGGTCAATAAAATCTTTAGAAGATAAATCCAAGGCTGATTTTTGTTTCATAGACTTAGATGGTAAAGAAGTAGGTTTTGTATCACATAAAGATGGTATAAGCCCTAGAGACTTCCAACAGTGGTCTGGTACATCAAAAAGATTTCAAGAAGAAATATTTTTACATCCTGAGACTCAAGATTTTATTTCTGTTTTGAAAGAAAATTTTAATGACAGTCTTCCACCAGCGTCAACAGTAGCAAGAAAAATATCAGATCAAAGACTAAAACATCTTGCCGTATTTGGTAATGATTTTGGTCAAGTGCTTGGTAGAAACAATGTTGAGGCTGTAATGCAAGGAGATTTACAACTTATATTTAAGAATGAATACTGTGAATTGGTTGGATCTCACTATACTATTAAGAATGGAGAGATACCTGTTTACGGATATGAGCCAGTGCTTATGGCAGTACACAAAAGAGATAGAAGCGATCATTGGATTAAAAACTGTAGGCTTACTATAAATCCATTAGGTACTAGAACTATTAAGTTGTTCATATAGTTGATGCTATAATTATATAAAAGGGGTAATATTGGCTAAAATTGTATTCTTAGGTAACTTTAGTGTTGACTACAGTAGTGAAACGCATCATGCTAAATCATTAGAGGCTCTTGGGCATACCGTCGTTAAAATGCAGGAGCAAAAGGCTAAGAGCAATGTTATTCTTGCTGAAGCATTACAAAGCGATTTATTTGTATGGGTTCATACTCATGGCTGGAAGACTCCAGGATCACCTTCTATGGATGTAGTTTTAACTGAATTAAAGAAGGCTGGCATACCAACAATGACCTATCATCTTGATCTTTGGTTTGGACTAAAACGACAAAAAGATTTAGAAAATGATAATTTTTATAGAACAATTGGTCACTTCTTTACTGTAGATAAACTTATGGCTGATTGGTTTAATGATAATACATCAGTAAAAGGACACTACCTTCCTGCTGGGGTATATGGAGAAGAGTGTTATTTAGATAGTTCTTATGGAAATGGTTACGAGCATGACATTATATTTGTTGGAAGTAAGGGTTATCACCCAGAATATCCATATCGCCCAATGTTAATTGACTATCTAAGACAAACCTATGGCAAAAGATTTTTACATGTTGGTGGAGATGGCGATACTGGAACTGTGCGTGGAGAAAAGTTAAATAGGATTTATGCTAAAAGTAAGATTGCAATTGGAGATAGTTTAAATTTAAATTTTGACTATCCGTATTATACAAGTGATAGACTATTTGAAAGTACTGGTCGTGGTGGGTTCACAATCTACCCTGATATTAAAGGACTAAGAGATTTATTTGTAGATAAAGAAGAAATTGTTTTTTATGAACATGGTAACTTTAAAGATCTAAAAAACAAAATAGATTATTATCTTGAGCATGATGAAGAACGTGAAAAGATAAGGGTCGCTGGACATGAAAGAACTAAAAAAGAACATACATATGTTCATAGATGGGCAACAATAATAAGGGAGTTAAACCTATGACAGAGATGGTTAAAGCCGTTATAAACGGAGAGTTTGAAATAACATTACCAAAGCATAGGGCAGATAGACCAGACTGGTATCAACCACAAGGTTGGGAGAAACCAAGATTAAAGTCTATGCATGAAAATATTGGTGAAAACGATGTTGTTTACTATGTTGGTGCTGAAGAAGGAGAGATGCCAGCATTATGTCAGATGTGGGGTGCTGAGGTTGTTTTATTTGAGCCTAACCCAAAAGTTTGGTCACACTTTCCATTACTTTGGAGTGCTAATAATTTAAAAATGCCACTTGCCTGTATTCCTGGATTTGCATCAGATAAAGATAATAAGTTAGCAAGAATTTATTACAGCGAGTTTCCACCAGAGGCTGATTCTCCTATTGAGGCAGCGCATGGATTTAAAGAACTTCAGTATGAAGCAGATAAATATGGACAAACTAAAATTGATACTCTTGTTTATGAAAAAGGATTAAAGCCACCAACAGTAATCTCTCTTGATGTTGAGGGAAGTGAATGGCGTGTTCTTGGTGGTGCAGAAAAAACAATGAGAGAATTTAGACCAAAAATTTGGTTATCTGGTCATCCAGAATTTATGATGATGTATTGGAAAGAATATCTATATGATTTAAGACAGTTTATTAAAGGCATTGGATATAAAGAATATCTTTTAGATTATCAACATGAGGTTCATTTTTATTATGAACCAGCCTAAAGCATATATATTTTCTATTGATCCTTTAGATGCTGCTGATGGTAAATGGGATTACGGTTTGCTTAAAGAAACTTTTGAACGTCATCACATTGATCAATTAGTTGTAAAAAATATACCAAAAGATGAAAGAGCATTTGTAGTAATTCCTGGTCAAGGTAATGCGGGTAAAGAAGAACTAATTAATAAGGAACTTAGTAATCTTGATAGAGTAGTATTATTTATTACTGGAGACGAGTCTGCTACATTTAATGTAGATCTTATTAGTCATCCTAATATTAAGATATGGGTTCAATACCCCCACAAAAAACATGAAAAATATCAAAAGTTTTTTATTGGTGTTCCACAGCATTTAAAGGCTGAAAAGCCAGATTATCCTAGCAAAGATTATGACGTTTATTTTGGTGGACAGGTTACACATCAACGTAGAAAGCAACTAGGAGAGGTCATGCAAACCCTTCCAAATGCCCTTTATAAGCCCACAAAAGGCTTTGCACAGGGTGATACACCAAAGGAATACTATAAGACGCTCTCAAAGGCAAAGATAGCCCCTGCGCCAGCGGGTGCTGTAGTAGTTGATTCTTTTAGATTTTTTGAGGCTATAGAAATGTTATGTATGCCTGTTGGAGATGGAAGAAACTCTCAAGGAGAAGTTGATAGTTATTTTAAATATATTTATCCTAAAGATCTACCTTTTCCAATAGTAGATAATTGGAATGAATTAAATGAACTTCTACCAGATCTTATTTCTAACTATCCTAATAATATGCATCAAGTAGTTTGTTGGTGGTTAAAATATAAAAGAGATTTTGGTTTTAAGGTTATGAGGCAACTTCATGAACAAGAGTGATATTACGGCTATACTTGTTACCTCTGTATTGCCAAGTCATCCAGATACCCGCATACTTGATGAAACACTTGCTTCTATTCGTACCCATTTGCCAGAGAATGAGGTTATCCTTCAAATTGATGGGCTTAGAGAAGAAAGAGCAAGCCGCAAAGAAGATTACAATGAGTTTAAAAATCGTGTACTTTGGAAATGCATACATGAATGGAAAAATGTTTTACCAGTAATATTTGACGAACATTGTCATCAGACTACAATGATGAAAAGAACTATTGATATGGTGAACACTTCAGCACTTTTATATGTTGAGGGAGATGCACCGCTTACATCAGATCAGCCAATTGATTGGCAGAAATGTTTAGACATGATGGAATACAATAGTGCCAATACTATTAGGTTTCATTTTGAAGCATCCATTCCTAAAGAACACGAACATTTAATGTTTGGTATTGAAAACGGTTTTATGAAAACAAATCAATGGAGCCAAAGACCACATCTTAGTTTAGCAAAATATTATAGAGAAATAGTTCTACCCTTCTCTGATGAAAAAACTTTTATTGAAGATAGATTTCATGGAAAAGTTCAAGACGACCCATGGTGGAAACATAAACTATGGATCTATCATCCTGAAGGTAACATAAAAAGATCTTATCATTTAGACGGACGTGAGGGAACAAGAAAATTTACTGCAGATGATGAAGTCTGGGGATATAAAGAGTGAACCTAGGAATAATTGTAAGATCAGATAATACTGGTCTTGGGAATCAAACAAGAGAATTAACTTATATGCTAAATCCTACAAAGGTTATGCTTATCAACTCTCATTCTTTTAATAAAAATAAACAGCACCCAGAGTGGTATGATAAATATAATATTTATCCTGTAAGGGGTTTTCCAAAGGCTGGAGATATATCTGCATTTCTAAAAGGGCTTGATGTTGTTTTAACCTGTGAAACATTTTATAATAATCAGTTTGTAGATATTGCTAGAAAGATGGGCGTTAAAACAGTATTGCAATATAATTATGAGTTTTTAGATATGGTTGTTAATCCTAGAATATCTGTACCAGATATTTTGCTTGGTCCTAGCATGTGGTATTTTGATCATATGCAGGAGTTATTTTCAGATAAAGCAAAAGTTTTGCATTTACCGCCACCAATTGATCACACAAAATTTAATGAGGTAAGAAAAGAAAACATGTCTAAAGATCATTTTAGAGTACTACATGTAGGTGGAAAGGCTGCATCTGAAGATAGAAACGGCACTCATTCAGTGCTGGAAATGTTAAGATACTCAAAAACAGATTACGAACTTGTTATCAAAACCCAAACACATATTAATATTTCTACCAAAGATTCTAGGATTAAGGTGGATCATAGTGATGAACCAGTTAGAGAAAATCTTTATAAAGGATTTGATTTAGTAATTATGCCAAGAAGATATGCAGGCTTATGCCTGCCAATGAATGAGGCATTAATGAGTGGTTTGCCAGTGTTTATGACTAATATATCTCCTAATAACTATGTTTTACCAAAGGAGTGGCTTGCTAATTCTGAAAAAACTGGAACATTAAAAACTAGAATGATGCTTGATGTGTATTCTGCAGATCCAAAACATTTGGGCAAGATGGTTGATAAATTTATGAATCAAAGAAGTAGATACAAAGATAAAGAACATGCTTTTGAAATTGCTATGAATAACTTTTCTACTGAAAAACTTAAAGATAAATATATTGATATATTAAAATAAGACGGGTCCATTGCTAGACCCGCCTTATAGTTACTAACTAAATTACTTAGCAGTCTTCTTCTTTGGCTTTGCAGCCTTAAGAGCCTCTTCAACTACAGAAGCCTTTGGCAAACGACCAAATGCTGCATCGTTAGGATTAATTGCACGTGCTGCTACTGGAATGAGTGCACCAACAAGTGCTGCCCATAGATCCTTTGGATCTGTTACTCCTGCAACGTACAATGCTGCTACTGCACCAACAATCGAACGACCATATGATGCAAGCATTGCTTTATGTTTCTTACTTAGTTCCATGTTTTCCTCCTAGGATAGAACCTTTATTAGTATAGCATAGCCAGCCCACAAGCCAATAATTCCTGCCACCCCTGCAAAAACTGGCGGTGCTGGAACTGGCAACTTGAATGCAGCAAATACTAAACCGCATCCAAAACCTGTTAATGTTGATAATATAATATCTTTCATCCCTTTACCCCCTTACCACTGTCTGGATTTTCTGGATGATCCAATGGAGTTGGTGCGGTACATAGCGCACCACAGTTATCGCACTGAATATCCAAATGATACATAGCAACCATATAAGTTTCTGGATCAAATGATATTAATGCCCTGAATAAATTTTGTCCACAATTTGGGCAATCGCAAGTTGGAATACCCCTAGCGTCTATCATCTATGTTCTCTGGTAAAAGTGTAAGTAACTTATCTGATAGTTCTTTTTTATCAATACTATTTAACTCTTCAATAACTTCTTTTATAGTTTCTTGAGACCGCTCAATATAATCAAAAGCCCAATCACGAGAATCAGATAAAAATTTAATAAAGTTTTCTTTATGAATATCTTGATCTTCTGGAGATGATGCAAAAGACTGGGTAGTTTCAAGTGCTGTTGACATTGAACTATAGGCAACAAGTAGTTGTGCAAATCCATCACTTACAGTTTTAAGTTTTTTTACTACAGCAACATATGCAATCATAAAAGATAAAGAAATGATGCTAAGTACAGCCAGTGCGATTTCCATATTAATTCCTTTGTCCAAATACTATTGTATCACCAGAGTGGTTATACATTTTTTTAAAGTCTATACCTGTCATTTTTTCATAAAGTTTAATATGCCTATATTTTCCCACACCAAAAATACCCTCTTCAATTCCACACAACACCTTGCGCTGTTTATCTTTAGA